AACAGAGTCAGATCCTACAGAAGCCGCAGATCCTGTCTGCACAGCCACGCCCCTCGACATACCAATGTAGTTCTCTGAGGTGACGGTGGTTCCTCCAGTATCAAAAACTCTTGTGTTTCCACTGTCAGTTGATCCAGTTCGATCTTTTTGATAAGTAAAAACCGTTTTATTGTTAGAAGTGTCATAAGCCAGTGTTATATAACGGCTTGTACCTTCTAAAGCAACTGTAGCACTACCCACAGAAATACTTGTTCCACTAACTGTGCCTATTTTAGCCTCTGCATTTTTACTGGTTCCATCATCTTTGTATCCAATAATTATTTTATTTTGATCTGGATCATGTACTAAACTTATATATTCTGCAAAGTTATCTAAAAAGGTGGTTGCGGAACCAAAAGAAATTGATGTTCCAGACACAGTGCCAACTACAATCTTTGCGTCTGTATCTGTTGGCCTTCCATAAGCAACAATAAACTTGTTATTTGTTGTATCGTATACTGTAACAGGAGTATAACCATAACCGCTTTCAATTTGCACTGCTGTTCCAAAAGAAATTGATGTTCCGCTAACAGTAGATACAACACCCTCAATATCATCATTACTTAGATTTCTATAAACAATTAAGGTTTTGTCATTGTCTGGATCATAGTCACACCAAGTTGATCTTGTTGACCCAGATCTAAATGTTGCAGAACTTCCAAACGAAATTGATGTTCCGCTAACAGTCCCAACAATTGCCTTACCATGATCGCTGCTTCCTGCATCTTGATAACTAATAACAATTTTATTTGCGGTGCTATCAAAACAAGAACTTACAAAGTTTGCGTTTCCGCTATACCATACAACAGGTGTGCCAAAGCTTATTGAAGTTCCGCTAACTGTTCCCACGACAGATTTACCGTATGCATAGTCTCCACCTGCATAAGAAATGACTACTTTGTTGTTGGAGCTATCAAACGAAATACCTCCCCAAGGCTGAAATATTTCATCAACACATGTAACAATGCTACCAAAACTTATTGAATCTCCACTAACTGTGCCAACAAGAGCTTTACCTTTATTGCTGTCTTCTCCATCCCTATATGCAATAACAACTTTGTTAGAGTTGCTATCAAAAACAGATAAAATATATGTTACGTTTCCTCCTGTTGGTTCATCCCAAGCTACCTCTGATCCAAAAGAAGGATCGTTTTGAACAACCGTACTCACAGTCCCATCTGCATTAACAATCACTGGCTGTCCACTTGGCAATGTGCCACTGGCTACCGCTTTAAACTCACCACTTTCTTCAGCACCTATACGTTTTAGCATAGTTACCCTTTCACTATTAATTTAGTTGCAGACACAGCCGTACCTGCAAAAACACTAGGATCAGCAGCCGTTGTACCTAATGTACCATCAGTCTGAACAAAGTAGCTTTGCCCTGCTGTAAGACTAGATAGATTATCAGCTATTGCACCTTGCGTATCTATGATAGCTCCTGCACCATCTGCTGCACCACTACGAGCTATACCTATGTAGTTTTCTGAGGTAAGGTTGGTAGAGGCTAATTGTAAGACTACACCTTTTAATTTAGTATTAGTAAAATCGTTATACGCTAAAACAAACTTATCGTTAGCACTATCGTATGCCATTCTAGGTAATGCCTGTGAACCTCCTGCTTCTGCATCAACAGCCTCTATAACAACCTCACTACCAAAACTAGGGGTTGTACCAGATACAGTTGCAGATACAAAAGTTTTATAATCAGAATTAGCATCATCAGTAAAAGCAATTATAAAGTTACCACTACCATCAGCTTGAACACCAGGATTTATGGTAGCTGCATCGTTAAATACAGCAGGAGTGCCAAAACTAACACTTGTGCCACTTAGGGTTCCCACAACCGCTTTACCTTTATCAGAATCATCACTATCAACATAAACCACTAAAAACTTATCTAAACTAGCGTCATAAGCAATTGCCAGTATTGAAGCTACTGCAACACTGCCTATGTCAGCCACCGTACCATGAGACACACTTGTACCTGAAATCGTTGAAACTACAACTTGACCCTTGCCCGATTGATCATTATCTTTATACACTACAACAAACTTGTTAGCTGAAGTTGAAAAAGCCATATCAGGTCTAAATATATTTCCATCATTGTCTGATCTTATTTTTGTTTCACTACCTGCAGAAATAGATGTACCACTTACAGTGAGAACTCTAGATTGTGGAAAGTTCCTCATATAAGCAACTAAAAATTTATTAGAGTTGTTATCAAATCCTAATTGTATCCTATTAATACTATTGCTTTGCCAAACACTAGCAGTGCCAAAACTTATAGAAGTTCCTGATACAGTTCCAACAATTGCAGTGCCATAGGTAGAGTTGTCTTTATCTGCATAAGCAATTAAAACTTTATCTTCGTTTGTATCGTATGC